TAAGGAAAACCAAGAAATAGAAAAGCAATGGAATGAAACAATCAAAAAATTTTATGAATCTAAAATAAAAGAAAATGAAAAAGAATAAAAATTTTTATGAAATGACCATTGATGAAAAATGGGAATATTATAAAACCATTCCAAAGAATTTTCAACCATTTTCAAAAGAACATATTTTTCTTATGGAATTTATGAATAGCAAAGAATTTAAAAATAAAGCAAATATATTATGAAAAAGAATAGATTAAGTTATAGTGCATTATGTGCATTTAAGAAATCTCCTAACCACTTACTAAAGTATTGGGAGGGTAAAACTAAAGTTACTGATGCTATGCAGTTTGGTAGTATCATTCATAAGCTACTATTAGAACCAGAATCATTTAATGATGATTATGCTATATTTACTGGTGCAAGAAGAGCAGGCAAAGATTGGCAAGAGTTTAAAGCAGCTAATGAAAATAGGCAGATTATAAAACTTTCTGAATTAGATGATGCTAATGCTATTGCTGAAAATGCTTTACAGAATCCTATCTTTAACATTCTAATGCAAAACAAAGTACACACTGAAAAAGAAGTAACTTGGAATCATGCAGGAATTGATTTTAAAGGGTTTGTAGACCTTGAAACTAAAATAGATGGTAGAACTATAGTATGTGATATTAAAACAACTTCAGATGCTGGTAAAAGGTTTCAAAGGGATTTAATATACAATGACTACAAAATGCAAGCAGCTATGTATTTAGAAAACTATGATGAAGCTGATTATTATATTATTGCAGTAGAAACTACTTCACCATACAATGTACAGGTGTATAGATTAGGATATAACATTATATCACAGGGTTATATTGAATATTGCAACCTTGTAGACAAATACAACAACTGGAATGGTGAAGCAGTAGGTTATAGTAATGACATTATAGAAATAGAAGTAGAAGAATTAATTTTAACATAAAAACAAAAAACAATGAAAATATTTGAGGAATATAAAACAATTTTTAATGACTTAGATGAATTAACTAAGTTAGCAAGAAAAATAGATAAACAAGGTAAATTAATTAATCAACAAAATAAAAACAAAAAACAATGAAAGAGAAAACAATATATTGTGGTTCAGGAAAAGTAATGAATGAAAAGTGGTTAAAAGTAACTATTAATCCTGATAAGTTAAGAGAACACATACAAGAGTTTAATGGTAATAAGTTCATTAAACTAAATATTAATTTAAAAGATGAAGCTGACCAATATGGTAAAGATGTATCTATTAGTGTAGATACTTGGCAACCAGAAGAGAAGAAAGAATCTGCTAATGATCTACCATTTTAGCAATGATGAAAGAATCAAATTACTTATTAAAAAGGGGTTTGAGTATGTCAGTTATACAAGAATTACTGATAAAGGGTTCTACACTACCACAAATAGCAAAGGAACACAACATAAGACCTGAAAGGTTATCAAGATTGTATAAACCTGTCAAGAAAAATTTTAAATACATTAATTTAAAAGCAAAAGTAAAAGCTGATGAAAGTAAAAACATGAGTACAAACATTGCACCTTTTGACAGGATATACACTTGGGACAGATTAAGTAAATCAGAAATACAAGCATACAACAACTATAATAAAAAACACAAAGCATATTATGAATATTCTTAAAAAAGCAAATGAAATAGTAAATGGACGGTCCGAAGAGAAAGAAAGACAATATGGAGATTTTATACAATGTATGAAAAAAACAGCCCGTATTGCTTCAGAAATGAGCTCTAAGGACATAACTACAGAAGACGCTTATAATGTACTAATTGCATTAAAATTATCAAGACAAGCAAATTCTCACAAAGAAGACAACTTGTTAGATGCTGTTGCATATATAGGTTCTTTAAATAATTACAAACTAAATACGAATAAAAATGGATAATAATATATTTGAGCTTGAATATAAACAGCTTTTAATGAGATGTTTATTAGATGGTTATTTGTGTAAAAATAGAACTAGTGAAAAAGCTTTTAAATTATTTAATCAAACAATTAATATAAATTTAGATTATGGCTTTCCTATTCTTACAAGTAAAAAAATATTTTTTGAAAAAGCTTTAGCTGAGTTTAAATGGATATATGAAGGGCGAACAGATTTAAAATATTTACAGGATAATAATATAAATTGGTGGAATGATTTTGCTATCAATAATAAACTTGGTAAAATATATGGCTATCAGTTAAGAAAATATAATGAATCATTTGATCAAATTGAATATGTTATAAATGAAATTAAAACTAATTCAAGAAGAGCTTTAATAACTTTATGGAACCCTACTGATCTAAAAGAACAAGCGTTACCGTGTTGTTATACTCAAATGAATTTTGTTAGAATTGGTGATAAATTGAATATGAGTATTAATTTTAGAAGCTCAGATTTATTTTTAGGATTACCTTATGATATAATTTTTGCTGCATTATTATTAAAAACAATTGCTAATAAATGTAATTTAAAAGAACATATATTAGGTATTAATTTAGCTGACGCCCATATATATGAATGCCATAAAGATAATGTAATAGAATATTATAAATCAATTAAATATGGTTTACCTAAATTAAAAGGTAATTATGAAAATTATTCACTTGAAAATTATAAACATAATAAATATATAAAATCAAAACTTGTATTATGAAACTAAATAATGAATTTGAAACAATTAGAAAATGGGCTAATAATAAAGGTATATATAAAAAAGGTGATATAAAAACCCAATATATAAAACTGCAAGAAGAATGTGGTGAATTAGCTAAAGCTATTATAAATAAAGATGATATTGAAATAATTGATGCAATAGGAGATTGTGTTGTTGTTTTAACAAGTATCGCGCATTTTAATAATTGTAAAATTGAGGATTGTATTAATACTGCTTATAATGTAATTAATAAAAGAAAAGGAAAAATGATTAATGGGTCATTTGTAAAAAATAATTAACTATAAACTATATATTATGAGAACATATAAATCGAAAATAAGTATTCCAAAAAATTTAAAGAATCAAAGTATTGGAAAAATTGGTCAATCAATATTTGAAATTTGGTATAAAAGAAATTTTGAAGGTGAGGATTTGCATGAACAAGTAGCTGATAATGATTATAATAAAATTGATTTTACTGATTGGAAAGCAAATAAATATCAAGTAAAAGCTACATCTAAAAAAACATATACTTTTAATTGTCTAATAGAAGATGTAGAAGACCATTTAACTTGTAATTATTATCCTTTTATTCAAATTGATTTAGAAAATAATATAGCTTATTTAGAAGATATTTATACAAAAGATTATGTAAAAACAAATATAAAACCTAGTTTTAAATATAATAATTGTTTTATTTGGAAAAAAGACTTACAACAAAACATGCTTGAAATATGAAAGAATTACCATACTTTAAATTTTTTCCTAACCAATGGATAACAGGTTCAGTTATGTTTATGGATTTAGATGTACAAGGTGCATTTATGAAGATATGCTGCTACTACTGGAGCAAAGAATGTAATGTAAGCATAGAACAAATTAAACTATTAGTGCCAGATCATTGGAGTAAACTAATTGATAGTCAACTACTTAAGATATATAATGACAAGATAAAAATTAAATGGTTAGATGAACAATATGCAGAAAGATTAAAAGAACACAAAAGAAATGTTAGCAATGGTAGAAAGGGGGGCTTAAGCAGGGCTAAAGCATTAAGAAAAGATAATATAAGAAAAGATAAATATAAAGGTGATAATGTGTTAGCAGTTAATAATGAAGTACAAAAAATATTAGATGATGCTGCTAAAAGATGATTACACATTACAATACTTAAATGCTTTTAAGAATGATAAGATTGAAAAGGGTATAGCTATTAAATGCTTATTAGATAATAATTTTGTATATAAGAAAGGTAACTTTAATATTTTTTTAGGTTTAGATAATGTAGGAAAGACATCTTTTATGATATGGTATTTAACAGCACTTAGTAAACTACATAAATTAAAGTGGGTGATTTGGTCAGGTGAAAACCATGCAGGACAACTTAAAAGAGATATAATACAATTCTGGACAGGACAACCATTGAAAGAAGTTAATGTTACATTTTACAATAATTTAATTAGTAAGTACTTTAAATTTGTTAGTAATAAAAAACTATACAATCATAAAGAACTATTAAAGATATTTGAAGATATGGATGTTGATGGCTGTTTAATTGATCCATACACAGGATTGAACCATGATAGAAGAATAGCACAATTTGAAAGAAACTATCAAGTGTGTAATGACATGAGAGAATTTTGTAATAAAACAAACAAATCTATATTTTTAAGTATGCATCCACAAACAGAAGCAGCAAGAAGAGTGTTTCCACAAGATCATCAGTTAAATGGACATATACAAGCACCAAGAAAAGCTGACTGCGAGGGTGGACAGGTGTTTCCAAATAGGGTAGATAATTTAATTTGCATACACAGATTAACAACACATAAAGAATTATGGCACTTAACAGAAGTTCATGTGTATAAAATAAAGGACAAAGAAACTGGTGGACAACCTACAGCTTTGAATGAACCTTTAAGGTTTGATTACAATAAAGGATTAGGATTTACCATTGGTGGTATTAATGTATTAAATAAAAAACAATGAAATATAGATATGACAACATAGATACTTTTATGAGTTATAAAAGCTGGACAGACAAACAAAAGATAGATGAACTATTAAGAATTGATTGCAACCTGTATGCAAATTTAGGTACTGATAGCACAGCAGAAGAAAAGGCAGAAGCTAAAAGAAGAAGTTTAATAATATATAGATTAATTAAAACACTTGATAAAAAGTTAGGGGATGAACTACTTTATATGGAAGATAAAAAACAATGACTATAACTAATGAAGATAATATGAAGCTAATGGCAAGGTATGAGGATAACTACTTTGATTTGGCAATAGTTGACCCTCCTTATGGACTTGGAGACCGTTTAGTAAAAGGTGGTTTTAAAGGAGGAATGGGAACGATGAAAAATTTAGCTGATGATAAGGTTACAACTTGGGATGATGAAATACCAACACCCGAATACTTTAAAGAATTAAAAAGAGTATCTAAAAATCATATTATTTGGGGGGGTAATTATTTTCTTGATTATTTAGGTAAAACAGATGGTTTTATTGTTTGGGATAAAATGAACGGAACTAATCCAATGGCAGATGCTGAGTTAGCTTGGCAGAATATAAAAGGAACTACAAGAATGTTTAGATGGCATCATTTTAGTGGAGAAAGAATAACAAAGATACATCCAACTCAAAAACCTGTAAAACTCTATGAATGGCTTTTAATAAATTTTGCCAAACAAGGAGACAAAATACTTGACACACATTTGGGTAGTGGTTCAATTGCTATTGCTTGCCATAATTTAGGATATGATTTAACAGCTTGTGAATTAGATACTGAATACTATAATGCTGCTATAAAAAGAATAGAACAACATAAACAACAATTAAGAATATTTTAATATGGATACAATAGATATAACAATAACAAAGAACAAGTTACAGATACTTATGCTACAAGCAAGAGAAAATATTAAGGAAAAAGCAACCAATAGCAAAGTAGAAGCATTAGATACATTAACAGATGCTTATTCTACAATAGTTTATTTACAAGCTGCACTTGATGATTTAAGAAAGAAAAACCTTATTGCAGAACAAAACAATATTAAGGCATATAGGCAGAACAAAAAACTTAAACAAAAATTTACTAAATTTGTATAGTATGGATTTAGAATATATTTATTATATAGTATTTATGGTATGTATAGTATCATTCTTTGCAGGGTTGCTTACACATTATTTATTTAATAGAGATTAAGATGCCTAAACCAAAAGCAGGAGAAACAAGAAAAGATTTTATGATGAGGTGTGTACCTGAAGTCATAAAAGAAGGTAAACCAAAAGAACAAGCAATAGCAATATGTAGTAGTTATTATGATAAAAGCAATAGTTAATATAGTAACAGCATTAATTGGTTTATTGTTAACACCAATATGGTTGCCAGCAAGTTTAATAATTTACATAATAAAAAAATGGCAAAGAAAAGAACACTAAATGAATTAAGACAAACTAAAGAGGTTTATGACCATCCTTATGAACCTGTAGTAAATGGTATTAAATATCTATGTGCTATCTATCCTAATAATGCAGATTTAGGTGCAGCAGTAAGAGAACACTTTCAAATACATCAGAATGAACTCTAATAAAAAAGGCAAAAGGTTTGAACTTAAAGTAGCCAAATATCTTGCAGAAAAACTTGATGCTAATATTAGAAGAACACCTAATAGTGGTGGGCTAAGTATGAAAGGTGATATACTCTGCATTGATGATCAATCTATACTATCTGAGTTTAATTGGGAATGTAAAAACCAAGAAAAGCTAAACATTTGGAAAGCACTTGATCAAAGCAGGAATGATTGTTTAGGTAATGCAAAAATTCCTGTAGTCTGCTTCACCAAAAACCATGAAAGAGATTACATAGCACTTGAGTTAGATGACTTTGTTAATTTACTTATAGAAATTGAAGAAGGTAGACAAAAATAACCTTTTAGAACATTTAGCATTATTTCACAATAACTATTGTGAGATTGCTAAAAATTTATTATATAAGAAAGATAAGAAAGCAGTACAAGATATAGTACAAGAAATGTACATTAAACTATATGACCAAGTAGAAGAAGGCAAAATAGAAATACAACAACTAATAATAAATGATAAACCACACTTTGGAATTATTAAAAGAACAA